GTGTCATATGTTGAGGGTGATGATGGTGAGGTCAGTGTTATCTACATTTCATTCGATATGTCAGAGTTTTCCAAGAAGTTCCCTCAGAAGTTGGTAAGAGCGATTGGTGAGGTTCTCAGTGAGTTGACAGGAGAGGATTGGATGTCTAGGATAGATGTCTTCTTTAGGGCCTCCGTCGTTTATCACAATTCCCGAGGGTTCATGGGTAATCAGTCTGGGGCAAAGGGAGGTTTTGAGGGGTTCCTTAATTTTATATGGACTCTAGCCATGAAAGTTGTCATGGATATTGCTACTGAAGCGTCAGGCGTAGAAGGTGTGCTAGCAGTTTATAGTGATGATGGCTTGCTGAGGCTATATATCTCAGGTAGTAACTCAGAGGTTGCAAAGAAGGTGAAACTACTCAAGAAGGTTTTTGCTAGGTATGGGCTTATATTTCATTTAGATAAAACTGCAGTGTCAAAGGAAATTATGGAGTACTTAGGCTTATATGGAGACCAGGGTATGCTCATTCCCACCTGGATGAAAGAGGTTATGTCAGTTGGGAAAAGGAAGCAAACACCAGGATTGGAAGTTGTGTATGACAAAGTTAGGCTCTTTGATGCACAATGTGGAGCAGTCATAAAGGCGCTAGGACCACATTACCCTTCTATGTTAGTGAGGACCTTGTTGGCAATACAAACCTTGAGGAGAGTGAACAGGCTTGTCAGCCCTAGGATTCTTGCCCTTTTGACAATAATACCAAGTAGCGCAGGTGGGTTTAGAGTATCCTCTATAAGTGAGTCATCACTCATAAGTTCAATAGAAGGCTTTGCTGAATTTGCGGCAGATTTGGAGTTGTTGAGCAAAGTTGATCCTGTTTCCTGCAATTCCATTGCTGTTGCTATATATGAAAACCTTAAGCCAGAGTCCCGTGCTGAGAAGAGTATACTATCAGGTTCCTTCCTCCAAACTACTATGGCTGATACGTCAGGTCTTCGGCTGGCAATAGATTTAGTTGAGGATGCAGGAGTCAGTGATGAGCTTGTTAGTAATCCCTTGACAAGAGAAAGGATTGATGAGATTCTGAATGAACTGAAGTTAGCAGAGAATTTCAGTCATAGGCTGATAAGAGAGTTGATAAGTAGCCTTCCTGATATGATAAAATATAACAAGTCATTGGCACTAGTTAAGAGCAGTGCAGCCCTAAAATTTGTGAGTAGGGATGAGATAAGGAAAGCTCAGAAGAAGGACACAAACAGCTGTATTAGATCAATCAAGTGGTGGGATGAGCAGATTTCTGAGTTTGACGGTAAGAGCGGTCAGTTCGATTCAAGGTCCTTTATGAGAATGGTAATGGATAAAACCTACCCCTCCTATCATTTCTCTGAGTTCAAAGATAGTCCAAG